CAATCAGAAGCGCAACTAAAGCAGCAGTTAATGAGTCTTGAGTTCCAATTCAACATGCAGCTTCATGGCATGGACCAGTCTCAGATGGACGAGCGCGAAGCAATGCGCGAAGAGGGTAAGAAAGATAGAATAAGCATGGCCAACACGCAGCAATCCAAAATGATTGAGCAGCGTAAACGTAACCTACCTGCCTTTAACTTTGAGTCCAATGAGGATAGTCTTGATGGATTTGATCTGTCAGAATTTGAGCCAAGATAATCCAAAAAAATATTATATAACTTTGCATAAAATTTAATTAAATGGAAAATGAGAAATTTACAGTAAAAGTGGTGGAAGGAGTAGAAGAGAAATCTACTCAGGAAATAGAGCAACAACTTTTAGAGAAGCACGCAGCCGAACAAGGTGACGTAGTGCAGGATGAAGTTGCTAAGGTGGAACCTACTGAAAATATTCAGGAGGTTAAAAAAGAAATAGAAGATACCGATGTTCTTGATTACATCAAGAGCAGGTACGATAAAGACATCAGCTCGGTGGATGACTTGTTTACTCAGAGAGAAGCAAACGAAGACTTACCAGAAGATGTATCAGCGTTCTTTAAATATAAAAAGGAAACTGGCAGGGGAATCGATGACTTTGTAAAGCTACAGAGAGACTACGATGACCTTGATGAAGATATTTTGCTAACGAGCTATTATGCTTCGACAGAGGATGGGTTGGACAACGATGATATTCGTGACCTCATGGAGGACAAGTTTGGATTCGATGAAGACTTTGACGATGAAAAAGATATTAAGAAGCGGAAGTTGGCAAAAAAAAGAGAGCTTACTAAAGCGAAAAAGTTCTTAAAGGAGCAACAAGAACAATACAGGGTCCCTCTTGAGTCAAGTGGGGATGCTCGTTCTGCGGAGCAACAGGAGGAATTTGATCGTTATAGAAGTTTTATGGAGGAATCCAAAACTCAGGAGGAGGCAAATAAAAAGCGGTATGACTGGTTTGTTCAAAAAACACAGGATGTGTTTGGACAGGACTTCAAAGGTTTTGAGGTATCTGTGAATGATCAGAGTTATACTTATAAGCCGGGCGATGCTGCTGAACTTCGAAGCAAGCAATCTGACATCAGTAATTTCATTAATGGATTTATGGATTCAGAGACTGGCATGATGAAGGATGCAGCCGGGTATCATAGAGCAATATCTATTGCAATGAATCCCGATAAGTTCGCGCAGTTTTTTTATGAGCAAGGCAAGGCGGAGGCCATTGACAATGTTACTAAGAAATCTAAAAACATTGATATGGTTCGCAAGGCACCTCAGTCGCTAAGCAAGAACGGATTAAGTATTCGTCCTGTGGGTGACACAAGCAGTGGAAGAGGACTTCGCATTAAGAGTGCAAAACGATTATAAAATTTTAAAAAATAGAAACTATGGCAGTAAATGCAACCCCAGGGTTTAACCTAATACCTTCGGCAGAACGGGTAACTCTGGAATCAAACTATATTACCGATTTCAACTTTTTGAATCAGTATCTACCTGATACTTATGAAAAAGAGTTTGAGAGATATGGTAATAGATCAATCTCATCATTCCTACGAATGGTGGGTGCCGAAATGCCTACTAACTCTGACATGATTAAATGGGCAGAGCAAGGTAGACTACACATTAAGTATGTTAACTGTACGTCTGCAGCAGCTGCTGGAACAGATGCTGGCGCGGTATGGACGGTTAATGATAACTTAACTCCAGCTATCCCAGGTGGTACTACTACTGCGGGACAAGGTGGAATCGCTATCCGTGTAGGTCAAACTGTAATGATCTCTGACAACACAGCTGCATCAAACTTGAGCAACAAAGCTGTTGTAACAGCAGTAGACTATGCGTTAGGAACATTCACTGTTTCTTACTATGAGGCTGCTGGTCAAGCTGTAGCTCCGGCAGTTGCTTGTACTGTTTGGATTTACGGATCTGAATTTAAGAAAGGGACTGAAGGCATGGCTAACTCTTTAGAGTCTGATGACTTCATCTTTGACAACAAGCCTATCATCATCAAGGACAAGTACGCTGTATCTGGATCTGACATGGCTCAAATCGGATGGATTGAAATCACATCTGAGGACGGAGCTAACGGATACCTATGGTACCTAAAGTCTGAGCACGATACTCGTCTACGCTTTGAGGATTACATGGAAACTGCTCTCGTAGAGGCTGTTCCTGCTGAGAATGCGTCTGGTGCTGCAATTTACTTCGGTAACGCTGCTGGTACTGACGGACAGGGTGGTACTGAAGGGGTATTCTATGTTGTCGGTGAGCGAGGTAATGTTTACGGTGGTGGTAACCCAACTGCTTTGGCAGACTTTGATGCAATCATTCAAAGACTTGACAAGCAAGGTTCTATCGAAGAAAATGTTATCTTCTTAAATCGTCAATTTGGATTCGACATGGATGATATGTTGGCCGCTCAAAACTCTTACGGAGCTGGTGGTACTTCTTATGGTCTATTCGACAATGACGAAGAGATGGCATTAAACCTTGGATTCACAGGATTCCGCAGAGGTTATGACTTCTACAAAACTGATTGGAAATACTTGAACGATCCTACTATGAGAGGTGGTCTTACAGGTGGAGCTATCAACGGACTTTTAGTCCCTGCAGGTTCTACAACTGTATACGATCAAATCTTAGGTAAGAACGCCAAGCGTCCATTCTTACACGTAAGATATCGCGCTTCTGAAACTGAAGATAGAAGATACAAAACTTGGATCACTGGTTCTGCTGGTGGAGCAAGAACTTCTTCTTTAGACGCGATGGAGGTTCACTTCTTGACTGAGAGAACTGTATGTACTTTAGGTGCAAACAACTTCTTCTTATTCCAGAATGCGTAACCATTAATTACGGGGAGGGGTAACCCTCCCCTTTTTTAAAAATTTTAATTTTAATCTAATGAAAACAAAAAAAATATACACTGATAAAGTGTACAGACTAAAAAAAGATGCAGCGCCTTTAACATATATGCTGGCTTCTCATCACACCCGCAGATCTCCTTTATTACACTTTGATGAAGAGACGGGTGAAAATAAACAACTTCGATACGCTCGCAACCAAAAGTCTCCCTTTGTGGATCAGCAGGATGGCAATGCTATTCTTGAGCCCATTATATTTGAAGACGGCATGTTGCATGTTTCTAAAACCAATCAGGTTCTTCAGGAGTTTCTTTACTATCATCCTTCAAGAGACTATGTATTTGAAGAGGTAAATAAGGAAAGAGATGCTTCGACCGAATACTCTGAAATGGAGTCAAGGCTTAATGCACAGATCGCAGCTAAAGAGCTTTCAATGGACAGGCTTATCGCTGTCTCTCGAATCCTTATTGGACCCACTGCAACTAAGATGTCTACGGCTGAGCTCAAAAGAGACATATTGGTGTTTGCTATGCGCGAACCCGAAACCTTTATGGAGGTCATCAATGATCCGGAGCTTGGGTTCCAGGACGAGGTAAGACAGTTATTCGAGGAGCGACTTCTAACGATGCGCAACAAGAACAAGGATGTGTACTACAATATCCCTGGTAACAAAAAGAAAATGCTTACTGTTCCTTTCGGAGAGGATCCCTTCCATGTGGTATCATCCTTCTTAAAGAGCAATGATGGTGTAGAGGTTTACAAGGGTCTTACGAAGCTTCTGGGCGGTAGTAAATAATGATTATCTTTGTACTGTATTTTTTAACTCATAATTTTTTTATATGACCAAGTTTTTAAAGGTTCCCGTGTATACTTCAGGGGGAACATTTGTAAGAAACGACCAAGTAAAGCTTAGTGGCGTTATTGGTTGTTACATAGATAGAGGTGGCATTAGGTTTGATTACGAAGACACTGCAGCCGTAAAATTGGAAAACGATGCCGGAACGTCCACATACACCGCTGCTGATGTTGCTGTGGCTCAGGGTGTCCTCAAGGATGCAATGGGTTCTAAATGGACAGAAGTTTTATTTGATTTACCTTCTCTTCCCGGTGGGAATGTGGTGGTTGTTACTCCAACCCCTTAATTTTTTAATCATGGAAAAGTATATTATTCTATCAGGAGCTTCAGGAGAGCAGTTTTATGTATCTGCTGACACTATTTACGCGGTAGTTGATACGTCATCAACACCCGACAGGGTTGTTCTAATGTACCCCGGCAAGCGGATTGGTGTCGTTGGAGCGAGTGCTATGGTTCAAGGCGATGTGGATGCAATAAATGCAGCATTAGCTGCGTGTTGGTCTCAGCCCTATACAGAGCCTACTATCTCTGTAACACTTTCACAAGATGTTACAGAAGTATCTCCTTTATAGTGCTACGCGGACATATATTGTCAATCATTAATGAAGAGGTCCTCAAAAAATGGGGGCCTCTTTTTTTTGTGTATCTTTGTGAAAAGATATAGTCATGCTAATAAATGACGTAAGGAACACAGTGCTGGCCATCGCCAACAAAAACAATTACGGATACATCTCACCTCAGGATTTCAACCTGTATGCCAAGCAGGCGCAGCTTGATATTTTTGAGGATTACTTCTATCAGTATAACAAGTGGATAATGGTCGATAAGTATCGACAGGAGCGTAAAGCATCGGGTAGCGGATACGCTGATATTGTAAAAGGCTTAGAGGAGGTTATAGATAGTTTTTCTGAGCAGGTATTTTTGACTCAAAACAACGCCAATACATACAACCTACCATCAGACTACTACCTTGTAAATAAAGTGTTCTAC